GACGGCCTTTCCAACGGCGACATCGTGTGCGCGCTGGGCATCCACGAGTCCACGTTCTACCGCTGGATCGGCGAGCCGAAGAACCGGCTGCAGCGCGAGTTAAGCGAGGGACTAAAAAAGGAGGAGGCCGAGTTCAAGCACACGCTCCTGACGACGATCCGCGCGGCGGCCCTGGCGCGCAACCAGTACTGGACCGCGGCGGCGTGGCTCCTCGAGCGCAAGTACCCCGACGAGTACGGCAAGGCCGACCGCCGGCGCGACGAGGACGAGGGCGGCGACGCGCCGCGCATCGTGCTCGGCGTCGTGGCCAAGCCCGTCCAGGGGCGGCTGGACTTCTCCGCGGCCGAAGGCGACGGCGATGGTTCTTCTCGCCCGGACGGTGACGCGGAAGGTGGGGGCACTTCTCGCCCAGGCGATGGCGCGGAAGACGGGGAGGGCGCCGGGGATGGCGACTGACGCGAGCGAGCTGGTGATCCCGGCGTTCCACGACGTGCTCGGCGACGTGATGGCGCACGGGCACACGCACTACTGGCTGCACGGCGGACGAGGGAGCACGAAGAGCTCGTTCGTCTCGGTGGCCATGGTGCTGCTGCTCCTGGCGCGGCCGGAGGCGAACGCCGTGGTGGTGCGGCGGTTCTCGAACACGCTGAGGGACTCGGTGTTCGAGCAGGTGCAGTGGGCCATCGCGGAGCTGGGGCTGGAGCGGTGGTTCCGTGCGCGGGTGTCGCCGATGGAGCTGACATACCTGCCGACCGAGCAGCGGATCGTGTTCCGCGGGGCGGACGACCCGCTGAAGCTCAAGGGCACGAAGTTCGGGCACGGCTACGCGGCCGTGGTGTGGTTCGAGGAGCTGGACCAGTTCGACGGCGTCGAGGCCGTGCGGAGCATCCTGAACTCGCTGAGGCGCGGCGGGGACGACTTCTGGATCTTCTACACGTACAACCCGCCGCGGACGCTGTGGAGCTGGGTGAACCGCGAGGAGCTGGAGCGGGAGCGGCGCACGGACACGCTCGTGCGGCGCTCGAGCTACCTGGACGTGGTGGGGACGCACCCGGAGTGGCTGGGGCAGCCGTTCATCGAGGAGGCCGAGTACCTGCGGGAGGTCGACGAGCGCGCATGGCGCAGCGAGTACCTGGGCGAGGTGACGGGCACCGGCGGGTCCGTGTTCGGCAACGTCGTGGGGCGGCGGCTGGGCGACGCGCAGTGCCGGGGCTTCTCTCGCACGCGGAACGGCGTTGACTGGGGGTGGTTCCCCGACCCGTGGAGGCTCATTCGGTGCGGGTGGGTGCCCGGGGAGCGGCGGCTGTTCCTGTTCCAGGAGCTCTCGGCGAACCGCAAGACGCCGGCCGAGACCGGGGCGATGGCGGCCGAGGCGCTGACGTACGCGGACGAGCCCGGCGGCGACCCGTACCGGCACGACGAGCTGATATGGGCGGACGACACGCCGGACGGGAAGCAGTCTATGGCGGTGTGGCGGCGCGAGCTGGGGCTGCGCGTGCGGCCGGCGAGGAAGAGCAACATGAGGCGGCTCTCGTACGAGTGGCTGGCCGGGCTGAGGGAGATCGTGATTGACCCCGTGCGGTGCCCGCTCGCATACGAGGAGTTCCGCCTCAAGGAGTTCGAGCGTGACCGCGACGGGACCTGGGTCGACGAGATCCCGGACGGGAACGACCACTCGATTGATGCCGTCCGGTATGCCGTGATGGATGACGTGCTGCGTGGGGCGTGAGGGGTTCTCGATGGTGGGAGGTCCTTGTCGCCCATGCGTTCGTCCCGGCTGCGACGAGCCCCAGCCAAGAGGAAATACGCCATGCGCCAGTACGTCAAGCTGCGTTAGCATTGATGTGTTGGTCTGGTAGCGTCGCCGCTCGTACGTGGCCCGAAGGGATTGATAACGTTGGCAGGGGGACTTTTCGACAGGCTGTTCAAGCACAAGGGACGCAACGCGGGCGGGAAAGCTGCGGCGAAAGACGCGGAGCCATCGCATGGAGACCTGCAACAGGCCGACGGCGTCAAGCCAGAGGAGTCTAAGGCGACCGATGGCCTTGCCAGCGAGGGCGGGGGCGCTCCCGTCATACCCACGGACCCCGTCACGGGCGCGGTGCTTCCCCCCAAGCCGTCTGTGAACATACCCGAGCCCGACTTCCGGCTGATGGTCGACGAGATGAGGATTCCCGTCCGGAACCTCGACGGCACCGTGACTCACGTGACGTACCTCGACCAAATCGAGGACGACGAGCTCGCTTACGCGGAGCCTGGCGGTAAGGTGTATCACACCCGCGCCGGCTGCTACAGGAACTGGTCGCCAGCATACAGGTCCTGCTTCACCGGTTGGGACATCGTGCGCGTCGACGACGCAGAGGCGAGGGGGATGCACAAGTGCTGCTTCTGCCAGGACGCCGAGTATCTCGCAATGAATCCCAACGCAATGATCTTGGGCTATGGGGACGCGGATCGGCTGGACCCCGAGGTGGTCTTTGGAAGAAGGGACAAACCCGAGCTCGTGTTCACCGCGACCGTCCGCAACCCCGACGTCAAGGTTGATGACTTCTCGAAAGGCGACGAGATTAGCGAGGCGGATGTAGAGGCCTCGGGCGCGGGAAAGTTGTTCCGCGGGGACACGTTCCTGTGCAACTCTCCCAAGCCGCTTCGGATGCAGAGAATCGTGAGCGGGGACACACCGCTGGAGATGCGGGTGCTCGACGTCTCTTCTACGCCGAAGGGCTTCGTGAGCCTACGGATAGCGGTATACGAGAAGCAGGACGAGGACCAGAAGTAGGAGCCCGCTGACCGCACTCTGCAGCGATGCCCTTCTCACCTTGCCTTTGATTGAAGTGGCCGCATGGGTATTGACGCTTATCCGGCGCTCTTCTCCGCTGACCATTCGCCCGTATCCGGATCCCAGCGGTGCTCCTCGCCCTCCTCGTCCGCGAACGTGACCCGCACGTTGCCGATGGACGGCGGAGGAACCGGGGCGTCGATGGGCCTGAGGCCGCCCTCGCTCGTGTCGAAGTCGAACGAGACCGAGGCCATGCCCCCGCCGAGCTCGAAGTCGGTGCCGACCTCGTAGATGATCGCGTCATCGGCGGGCATCTGGAACGAGGAGTAGCTGATGGTTTCCGGAAGGTCCTCGCCCGGGAAGGCATGGTCGATTATCTCGCCTAGAAAGCGGGCGATGACGTCGTCCCACCTACGCTCCTCGTTTATGAAGACGGCCATACCCCTCCTCCCCTGTGACCCGGTTGGATGCTTCTCTCACTGAATTGTACGGGCGGTGATGGGAGCTGCGTATGGACGATCTGGGACAGGACGGGTATTGGGTGCCGGAGGCGGTCAGGGCGTATCTGCGCGGAGCGGGATACTCGACGCGGCCGCTGGAGGATATGGAGCCACATATACGGGAGTGGGACGGCTGGATGCGGGCACAGGGAGAGTTCTACGACTACAGGGACACCGACGGGTTCGGGCGGGTGTATCAGGTGCATAGACGGACGATCATGCCTGCGATGCGGGTGTGTCGCGAATGGGGGTCTCTCCTCTTGGATGAGAAGACCACCGTGGCGTGCGAGGCACAGGAGTGCACCGACTGGCTCGGCTCGTTCCTCTCGTCCATGAACTTCTGGGGCAGGGCGCAGGAGACCGTGGTGCGTGCGTTCGGGTTGGGCACGGGCGCGTTCGCGATATGGATGGACACGGCGCGCAAGGCGATCAAGATCCGGCACTACGACGCGCGCATGGTGGTTCCTCTCACCTGGGACTACGAGGGCATACGCGAGTGCGCCTTCGTCACGAGGGCCTTCTCAAAAGGCGGGGTTTTGGACCAGCTGCAGATGCACGTCATCGGTGACGACGGGACTTATCGGATCCGCACGGTCTGTTTCGACAAGGACGGGCGCGAGGTGATGGTGCCGGGCGTCGCCCCCGAGGTGAACACGGGCTCGGCGTTCCCCACCTTCGGCATCGTCCGTCCCGCTGTCCCCAACACGCGCGTGGACTTCTCGCCCTATGGCCAGAGCATATTCGCCGACGCCATCGACGCGGTGCAGTCGGTGGACCTGGCCTATGACGCGCTCATCAATGAAGTGGATGCGGGCAAGATGCGCGTGTTCCTCTCCGACGTGATGTTCGACCAGGAGAAGACGCCCGATGGGAAGAGGGTGCCGATACCGTTCGGCAAGGGGGACTGCACCGTCTTCCGCAAGGTCATGAGCACCGAGGACACGATCACGGAGTTCGCACCGGCGCTGCGCACCGAGGCCCAGGGCAAGGCGTTCCGTCTCGCCCTGCAGGTGCTGGGAGATCTCGTCGGCCTGGGCGTGGACTACTTCAACACGGACGACGTCGGCTACGTGAAGACTGCGACCGAGGTGTCGAGCGACAACAGTGCGCTCATGAGGAACATAAGGGAGAACGAGAACGCGCTGCAGGGCGCGCTGGTGGATGTGTCGCGTGCCGTAATGGCGTGCGAGAGGAGTATGGGGGTGTCGCTGCCCGACGAGGGGGATGTGAGCGTCATATACGACGACAGCATCGTCCAGGACACGGCCTCGGAGAAGCAGCAGGACATGGCCGAGGTCGCGGCGGGGCTCATGACCCGCGAGGAGTATCGCTCCCGCTGGTATGGGGACGCTGCGGGCGGGAGCGGCGCGGCTGGGGCCTAGCGGGTTCGGCGAGGTCGTCCGCGCCGGCTGTGGCGCTCACAGGTGCGCGGCGCGGAGGCGGCCTGGCCGGTTCGTGGGGGTCGTCCGCGCCGGGGACGGGCTCTCTGTGGATCTCTGCGGCGTTGCGATTGCAGGTGAGGTCGCTGCGAGCACGTGCGAGCCTCCGGCCAGCTTGTCGCGAGCGTGGCGGGCGTGCCGTCAGGTTGGTACAGGCGACGTGCGAGACGCATGATAGCCTGCCGCCAGCTACGTGCGAGCTGCGTGCAAGCTTGCCGCGAGCCTGGTGCCGGCTACGTGCACGGGGTGTCTGCCCGCCGCCTGCCGCCGGGCCCCGCATGGTCTCCGGCACCGGCGTATGCGATGGAGGGCGGTAACGCAGCGCCACATGCGGGCCGCCCGGCCGGGCGTGACGCGGGACAAGCGCGCCCACCCGTGCGACTCCCATGTGGGTGGCCTGGGCAGGGGGCCGAGCGCGGTGCCGAAGGCAGACGGCTGTAGCGGAGGGCTGAGGCCGGGGACCCATGGCAGACGGCCCAGGGGCGGGCTGAGGCCGCTGCGCAGGACAGACAGCGCCCTGTGCTGGCTGGCCTGCGCCGTGCCGAAGACCGACCCCTGGGGCGGCTGACATGGGCGGCCGAAGACCGGAGCGGAAGCCGGCTGCCGGAGGCCCGCACGCGAGGCCCCCTGCCCAGGCCACCTCCCCTCAGGTTCGGGAGACGCTCGTGGGCGCGCGCAGGCCCGTGGCACGGCCGGTCAGGCCCGCAATGTGGCGCGAACGACCCCGGGGCGCGAGCATGCGGCGGGGCCGGAGACCCCCGGCGGCAGGCGGCGGGCAGACCTAATGCTCTTCTCTACTCACGAAAGCGCTCCGTGCAAGGCACGGGGCGTAACCAATCCTCTCGCTCTTCTCGTCCCTCTCGGCCGCGGCTAGACAACGTACGGGCGGGTGCGGTCTTCTCTCTCGTACGGGATGCCCCAGAACTCGAGGGCGTCGGCTATGTCGCACAGGAAGCAGTCGCCCTCGCTCGTGGCCACGCGGTCGGCCACGTCGTCCAGGCCGTACGTCTTCGTGGGGCGGAAGAAGAAGGTCGTCTCCCAGAAGCGCTCGCCGTACGCGAACTCGGTCACGGTGCCCATGGTCGTCTCGCGGACGTATGCGAGGCCGTCCTCGGCCTCTCCCCAGGACATCGTCCTCTTCTCGTCGTCGTCCTCCATCACGACCAGCTTCCTCTGGCGCATATGCCGCTCCTCTCGCCTCAACTTGGTCCGCCTTCTTCGACGGTAGCGCGGATTTGCACGCCTTGCTTTGCGTGCCCACAGTCACTCTGTGGTCTTCAATGCCTGACTGCGCAATGTAACGGCCTTCGTTTGAAACTCTTCTGTCCATAGACTGACGGTTCTGTCTAGTAATGACTCTTTAGACGTTTTATTCGTCTGAGGTCAAAAACTGACTTTGCTCACAAGAGCGATCGATCCCGGTTCTCTTGGGATTTGCCGCCTAGAGCACAGTGGTTTGCCTTCTAACGGTCGGTTCTTCTCTGCAAACGGTTGCTAATCGCGCATTTTTGCTCGGACAGTGATTTAGCGATGGAGGGCTCGGGATTTGTGAAGGAATCGTGAAAGATACGATATACTTTTAGGGCTTGTCAAACGCCTACGTAAGGAAACCGTTGCACTATGCTGGCCGCTCATCTTCACACCCCTGTAAGGAGGGGCATTAGCTGCGTTCGACTTATGTCGAGGTGGCACTGATGGGCATCCTCATCTCCCGGCGACGGTTTCTCTCCCAGAAGCAGCACAACCTTACTCATCCGATTATCTTCTGTTGCGAGATTGACGGCTTCACTGACGGGGCCGTCTCTCTCAGCAATCCGTTAGCCAGGCGACTGATCGAACTTCCCGCCGCTTCGCGCGGTAGACGACTCGAGGATTGCTTCGTAGGCTGCTTGGAGGATTTGCCCGATAGCATTGTCATTCGCGATTTCGACGCCCTTTTCAACCCGGCTTACCAGGTTGACGTGGTGGCCCTTCTCCTGAGCGCCTATCGCCGGCATCGTTTCGACGCCGTCTGGCCAGGCACCCTTGACGGAGAAGATCTCGTCTACGCCGAAGAAGGTTACCGCGACTACCGCCGCTTCGGCACCGACCACTATGACCTCACCTGCATCTATTAGAGGAGCATCAGCACCATGAAGTACTCCGAACTCATCAGCTTCAGACCCATCGAATCGACCATCCAGCTGCGGGATGCCAACAAGGCAGACAAGGCCCGCGAGCTTGTCGAGACCTATGTGATGTCTGATGGCATGGCCGAGCAGCTCAAGAGCCATCTCATCGACCAGCTGCAAATGGACGAGGTCATAGACAACAAGGGCGTCCTCGTCGTGGGCAACTACGGCACCGGTAAGTCGCACCTCATGTCCGTCATCTCGGCCGTGGCAAACGACGCCGACAATCTTGCCTATCTGCAGAACAAGCGCTTTGCCGAGGACATGAAGCCCATCGCGGGCAAGTTCGAGGTCCTGCGCATCGAGATCGGCGGCGTGCAGATGTCGCTCGCCGAGATACTCTGCGGATACATCCAGGATGACTTCGCAGCGCGGGGCATCGATTTCACCATGCCCGACCTCAAGACCGTCCGGGATAACAAGAAGCTCATCAGCGACATCATGCAGGCGTTCGCCTCGAAGTACGGCGACCGTGGCTACCTCATCGTCGTGGACGAGTTCTTCTCGTATCTGAGTTCCCGCGACGAGCGGCAGATCGTACTCGACCTCGAATTTCTCCGCGCGCTTGGAGAGATGTGCTCGAGTAGCCGTCTGCGTGTCATCTTCGGCGTGCAGGAGAAGATTTTCGACAACCCGCGCTTCAGCTTCGTCTCCGACACTCTGCGCCGTGTTGGTGACCGCTTCTCCCAAGTTATCATCACCAAGGAGGACACCTCTTACGTAGTCTCGGAACGCATCCTCAAGAAGAACGCCGAGCAGAAGGCTCTCATTCGGGAGCACCTGGAGAAGTTTAGCGGCCTCTACGGTGGCATGAGCTCGCGCATGGACGAATTTGTTGACATGTTCCCCATCCACCCCGCCTACGTCGAGGTGCTCAACAAGGTCTACCTCATCGAGAACCGTCACATCCTGAAGAACGTCTCCGTGTGCATCAAGAGCATCTTCGACCAGGACGTGCCCGAGGACGCGCCAGGCATCATATCGTTCGACGAATACTGGCCCGTCATCAAGGCCAACGGAATGCTTCGCAGCAATCCGACCGTGAGCCGCGTTCTCAGCGCAAGTGGGCAGCTAGAAGACATCATCAAACGCGCCTATCCCAAGCCGGCCTTCAAGCCCCTTGCCTTGAAGATTATTAACGCGCTCAGCGTCTACCGGCTGACGACCGACGGACTCGACGTCCAGACCGGTCTCACCGCCGAAGCCCTAAAGGACGATCTCTGCCTCTACCTGCCTATGCCCGAGCAGGATTCTGACTTTCTTCTGGGCGTCGTAAACCAGGTGCTCCGCGACATCATGACCACCGTTTCCGGCCAGTTCATCGTGCACAACGAGGCCAACAACCAGTACTACATCGACGTGAACAAGACCGTCGACTACGACGAACGCATTCGTCAGAAGGCCGACGTAATCGCTCCATCCGAGCTCAACCGCTACTACTACGGCATCGTCTACGGTTGCCTCGACTGGCAGCAGCAGCAATACGTAACCAACTTCGAGATCTACCAGTACGACCTCAACTGGGACAGCCACAACATGTTCCGCGAGGGCTACCTCTTCCTCGGGCTCCCTGGCGAGCGTAGCACCGCTCAACCAGAGCGTGACTTCTACCTGCACTTCATGCCGCCCTTCGGCGGAGATTCCGACGCCCACGACCTGGAGGACGAGGTCTACTTCTACTTCAAGCCCAATGACGGATTCGAGGATGACCTGCGCTTCTACGCAGCCGCGGAGAGCCTGAAGGAGATCAGCGAGGGCAAGGAGCGCGACGCCTACGGCCAGAAGGGGCAGCAGGTACGTCAGAGGCTCATCCGCGCCCTCGGCGCCGGCAAGAACACCATGTTCGACGTTTCCTACCGTGGGGCACGTAAGCAGCTAGTCGAGGTGCTCAAGGGCCGCTATGACCGCGATGCGACCTTCAAGGACACCATCGACCTCGCCGCGTCCCTCTGCCTCGAAGACTACTTCGATGGCAAATACCCGGCCTTTCCGAAGATGCACGTGAAAGTCACCCGGAAGAACATGGCTGACAGCCTGACCGCGGCCTACGAGCAAATCGCTGGCCGCAACACCAAGATGGGCCGTGCCATGCTCGAGAGCTTCAGCCTTCTCGATGCCAACGGGAAGCTCAAGCCTGAGGATTCGCCCTATGGCAAGTACTATATCGGCCTCCTCTCCAAACTCCCGCCCCAGGGCGTCATCAACTTCGACGACCTGTTCGAGAGCGTTCCTGCCCGGGGCGACTTCGACCGGAAGTTCGGCTACAACAATGCCTTCGCAGCCATCGTCCTGCTCTCCCTCGTGTATGGCGGCTACGCCGTGATGAAGACCGACAAGATGGAAGTCACTGCCGCCAACCTCGAGGATGCCGTGAAGAGCGCGGGGACATATGGGCTCATGAACTTCAAGTATGTGTCGCGCCCCGCCGACCTTCCCTTGGCCGAACTCCGAAAGCTGTTCGAGCTCCTCGACATCAACCCAGCCCTCCTTGGCAGCGAGAAGACGCAGGGCAAGGCCGTCGAAGAACTGCTCGCAAAGGCCAAGGATCTGAGCGCGAGCGCGGCGATGTGCGAGCGCGCGCTCGCCAGCGGCTTCGACCTGTGGGGCGAGCCCCTGGCCAACGTTCAGGAGGCCAAGACGATGCGCGAGGCCTGCACGGCCGTGAAGGACGAGTTCAGCAACTACGGCGCCAAGTACAACACGCCAGCCAAGCTCAGGAACTTCCGGCACTCCATCGACGAGATCGAGCTGCTGGGTGAGCAGATCGACCTTGCCCGGCGCGTACCCGAATACCAGACGTTCAAGAACGCGTGCGCACAAGACGTGAGCTACATACAGAACATCGAGTATGCCGAGATCGGCCAGAAGCTCAAGGGCAAGATCGATGACGCGAAGGACGTGTTCCGCAGGGAGCGCGATTCCATCTACGATGGCGAAAGCGGTGAAGTGGCGGCCCAGACGGCCGTGGATGCCCTCGACAAGGTAAAGAGCGACTATATCGACTTCTACTACACCGAGCATCGCAAGAAGCACCTGGGACCCAAGGACGCCAAGCGCCGCCATGAAATCCAGAACAGCACGAAGGTAGCGAACCTGCGCAAGCTGGCCCGTCTGAATATCCTCTCGCGTGCCAAGTTCGACGCTATAGACAAGGAGCTCGCCGGTCTCAGCGAATGCAACGAACTCAACGTGAGCGAGCTCAACACCTCGTACGTTTGCCCGCACTGCCACTACCGCCTGGGCGACGACGTGCCCAATGTCGCAGGCAGGCTCGACGCCATTTCGGACGAGATCGACCAGCTCATAACCGACTGGACGCAGACTCTCCTTAACACCATCGACGACCCTCTCGTGCTCGACCAGAAGCAATACTTGGACGCGCCCCAGCAGAAGCTCATCGATGACTTCGTAGGTACGAAGAAGCTGCCCGAACATGTGGACGAGTCGTTCGTGAGCGCCATCGAGAGCCTTCTTAAGGGCTTTGAGCCCGTGTACGTAGATGGTCGAGAGCTCGTGGACGAACTGGTGAAGCTCGGCCCCTGCACGGCAGATGACTTCAAGAAGAAGCTCGCAGGAATCATCTCAAGCTACACCAGAGGAAAAGACACCGAGAACCTGCGCATCATCGTCAGGTCCGAGTAGAGACAGGCAGGCAGACCATGGAACGCAGGAAGCTGACCAAAGAAGACATTGACAAGGTCCGCGACGTCGAGGGATTCCCCATCGCGACGGACGACGCCATCATCGAACTCTCAGATGCTCCGTACTACACGGCGTGTCCCAACCCCTTTATCAAGGACTTCATCGACGAATACGGTACGCCATACGATGAAGACACCGACGATTACAAATGCGAGCCTTTTGCTGCAGACATAAGTGAGGGAAAGACTGATGCAGTATACATGGCTCACACTTATCATACAAAAGTGCCATATCGGGCAATTATGCACTATATTCTTCATTACACCAAGCCTGGCGCCCTAATCCTAGATGGTTTTGCCGGCACTGGAATGACTGCTTTGGCAGCAAAACTTTGTGGATCTGACAACGCCAATGAAAAAGCTTCGTTTTCTTCAGAAGAGACTGCTAATTGGGGAGCAAGAAATGCAATTATTGGTGATTTAAGTCCGATTGCGACATTCATAGCCCATAACTATTTGTCAGATGTCGACCTAATTCAATTTCATGTTGATTTTCAATCCCTTATTGAACGGTGTAATGCAAAGTATAGTTTTCTTTATCAAACCATCCACAATCCAAAAGGCAATCCGTCAATCGAAGGCCAAATGACCTCGGCATATGGAACTATCAATTATGTAGTCTGGTCGGACATTTTCCTTTGCCCACAGTGCGGCAGCGAGTTCGTTTTCTGGAACGAAGCCATAAAGGATAATGAGGTCTTAAAAACTATTACGTGTCCCCACTGTGGAGCACAATTTAAAAAGTCTGATTGTGAAAGGTCGCAGACTAATGAATTCGACGTACATCTTGGTAAGACAGTACAGTTTGCAAAGCAAGTCCCTGTCCTTATCAACTACACATATTGTGGAAAAACGTACAACAAAGTACCGGATGCCCATGATTTAGAAGTAATTCAAGATGCCAAAGATCTTGCGGACAGCATTTCACTGCCTATAGATGAGCTACCCGATGGTGATAATACCTCTCAGCCCATTCATTCTCACGGTTTCCAATACGTCCATCAGTTCTTCTATAGCAGAAGCGCTCTTCTTTTCTCATTTTACTTTTCAGAAGCAAATAGCTATTCAACCCGTGATGCTCTGAAATTCGTTGGTACGTCAATATTGCTTAAGACAGGATCAAAACTTCACAATATTGGCTTTAAGAATGGGAAGTTAAACCTTGCTGGTGCAATGCCAAATGTTCTATATGTACCAAGCACTGTGGCTGAGCGGAATATCATTCAACTCTTAGAAAAGAAGTACAAAGACATCTGTAAGGTCTTTGCACCCTCTCATTCTACTGGAAAAGCAATCATTCAATGCTGTTCATGCACTGATATGGGCATTCCTGAAAAATCTATTGATTATATTTTTACTGATCCTCCATTTGGTAGCAATATTAACTATTCCGAAATGAACTACATATGGGAGAGTTGGATTAGGGTAAAGACCAATCCGCGATGCGAAGCCATTATTAATAAGACTCAGCATAAGCATTTAGCTGAATATCAGGAGCTTATGACCAAATGTTTTATCGAATATTACAGGGCCTTGAAGCCTGGAAGATGGATGACCGTTGAGTTTCATAACTCAAAAAACGCGGTATGGGCTGCTATTCAACAAGCAATCATGCGATCTGGATTTGTAATTGCAGACGTGCGAACCTTGGATAAAAAGCAGGGAACCTTCAAGCAGATGACAACCGTTTCCGCTGTTAAACAAGATTTAATCATTTCTGCGTACAAGCCAAAAGAAGCCTTCACTCAGATTTTTAATGCAAATTCAGGAACTCCTGAAGGCGCATGGTCATTTGTTGCTCAACACTTGAGCAATCTGCCGGTGACCGTAATAGAAAAGGGTCAAATCCAAGTCATAGCCGAGCGCCAGGCCTACCTCCTCTTTGACCGCATGGTGGCCTACCACGTGATGCGGGGCACCCCCGTGCCCCTCGATGCCACGGACTTCTATCGCGGCCTCGATGAGCGCTTCATTAAGCGTGACGACATGTACTTCCTGCCCGACCAGGTGACGGAGTACGACACCGCACGCCTGAAGATGAAGGTGGAGTCCGTGCAGACCGCCTTCCTCGTGACCAATGAGAAGACGGCCATCGGCTGGCTGTACCAGCTTCTTGGGCAGACGCCCATGACCTACCAGGAGATCCAGCCCAAGTTCATGCAGCAAGTCAAGACCGTGGACCGCTACGAGGACATGCCCGAGCTCGCCGTGCTCCTTGAAGAGAACTTCATCCAGGATGACAGGGGACGCTGGTACGTGCCCGACCCCAAGAAGGAGGGCGACGTCGCCAAGCTCCGCGAGAAGTCGCTGCTGCGCGAGTTCGACGGCTACCTCAAGACCAAGGGCAAGCTCAAGCTCTTCCGCTCAGAGGCCATACGCGCAGGCTTCTCTAAGCTCTGGAAGGACAAGAACTACCAGGCCATCGTGGACATCGCCGAGCGCCTGCCCACCCAGACCGTGCAGGAAGACCAGAACCTCCTCATGTACTACGACATCAGCCTGAGCCGCATTGGGCAGGCGTAGAACCATGCTGGGAGTTGGAGACCTCGCATTTGACTCATCGTCTCAGAGCACCGTGCGCGTCATCGAGAGCACGGTACTCTGGGGCATACGGTCCTACCGCGTGATGAATCCCGCGACGGGAGAGACCTACCGTGCCTCCGAAGACGTGCTTAGGCCCGTTGCGGGGTCGGTACGCTATGACGAGAACTATCTGCGCTTCGTTGTGGAGCTCTCGCGCATCAAGAACGAGGTGGCCAGCGGTACGCTGACGCCCCTCTCGCGCGACGTGATCCCGCTGCCTCACCAGCTGCACGCCCTTAACCGCGCGCTCGCCAACGACAACGTGCGCTACCTGCTGGCAGACGAGGTCGGCCTCGGAAAGACCATTGAGGCAGGCCTCATCTTGGAGGAGCTCAAGACACGAGGCCTCGTGCGGCGCACGCTCGTGGTGTGCCCGACCGGACTGGCGACGCAGTGGGCCAACGAGATGGAGAGCAAGTTCTCCGAGAAGTTCCACCTCCTCATCCCATCGGACTTCTCAGCAATCCGCAAGGTCATCGACGCCGACAATGTGTACGGCGAGTTCGACCAGGTGATCACGCCAATGGACTCCATCAAGCCCCTCGAGGAACGCTTCGGCTGGAGCGAGGAGCGTATCAAGGCCTACAACGACGACCGCATCAATGCCGTCATCAACGGCAACTGGGACCTCGTGATCATCGACGAGGCACACCGCGTAGCCGGGTCATCGAGCGACGTGGCGCGCTACAAGCTGGGCAAGCTCCTCTCCCAAGCGAGTCCCTACCTGCTGCTCCTTACCGCCACGCCGCACAACGGCAAGACCGAGCCGTTTCTGCGGCTCGTGCGCCTGCTCGACCGCAAGGCCTTCCCCAACGAGAAGTCGGTCGTGAAGTCCCAGGTGGCTCCCTACCTCATCCGTACGGAGAAGCGCGAGGCCATCGACAACAAGGGAAACCCGCTTTTCAAGAACCGCGTGACTCACCTGGTGCACATCAGCTGGGATGACCGGCACACCTTGCAGCAGGAGCTCTACGAGCGCGTATCCGACTATGTGTCCCATACGTACAACCAGGCCATCCGCAACAGAAGCAAGAACATGTGCCTCATCTTCCTGCTCATCATCATGCAGCGCATGGTGACCAGCAGCACGGCGGCCGTGCGGCAGTCGCTCGAGCGACGCCTCGCCACGCTGGAGGGGCAGGGCACCCAGCAGCGCCACATGAGCGAGACCGACATGAGCGACGCCGACATCGAGGATGGCGACGAGGCGGCCATGGAGGCTCCCTCGCTCGATAACGACGCCGAGATTGCCGAGGTGCGAGACCTGATAGGGCTCGCCAAGCGCGCCGAGCTGCAGTACCAGGACGCAAAGGTCGAGGTCCTCTTCGATACGCTCGACAAGGTGCTCGCCGAGGACGGCCAGAAGGCCATCGTCTTCACGGAGTTCATGGCCACGCAGTCTTACCTGAAACGATTGCTCGAGCAACGAGGCTACAGCGTCTCAATCCTCAACGGCAGCATGGGCATCGACGAGCGCAACGCCGTCACCGAGGAGTTCCGCACCAAGACGGACGTGTTCATATCGACCGATGCTGGCGGCGAGGGCCTGAACCTGCAGTTCGCCAACATCGTGATCAACTACGACATGCCTTGGAACCCCATGCGCATCGAGCAGCGCTGCGGCCGCGTGGACCGCATCGGACAGACCAGGGATGTCGTCGTTTACAACTTCATGATCGACGGCACGGTCGAGAGCCGCGTTCACGAGGTCATCGAGCAGAAGCTCTCCGTGATCCTGGACGAGCTAGGAGTTGACAAGTACTCGGACGTCCTGGATAGCGAGGCATGTGACGCCGACTTCACCCAGGCGTACATGGGGTCCCTTGGCAAGCCGCAGATAGCGATTGAGCGCTCCGCGGGGCATATCGAGAAAGAGGTGCGCGAGCAGGTCGCCAACGCCGAATCCTACAAGGAGATCATCCGCGAGGACAAGGACTTGGACGAGCTCGTTGGAAAGCAGTCCGACTTCGACGTGAGCGCAGCCCTTGGCAGGGCCGCATCCTACTACGGTGCATGGCGCGGAGAACAGCCGAGGGTGCCGCTGAGTCTCTCGTTCGACAGCGACGACGCCGAGAAGCTGCTGCACGCGAGCGTCGCTCAGGACCGCGACGCCGACGTGCTGAGCATAGGCATCCCCGCCATGCCCAACGAGGCAGGCTACTTCATGCTGTGGGAGCTCTCCATCGCGGACGACGACCGTGCGACCCGCGTCATACCCGTGTTCGTGAACTCGGAAATGGTACTCCGGCCCGTAGCCGGCAAACGGATCATGGACGCGCTGTTGGACCCGTCGACGCGACTGGACGTGACGACCGCGCCGAATGTCGGCACAGACACATGGGCGCGGCTGGAGTCCATGAGCCAGGACTTCGCCTACAACGACTTCGTCGAGCTTTCCGAGCGCCACGAGAAGACGACCAAGGACAACCACGAGAAGTACGCCTACGCCCTGCGCCTTCGTCGCGACGCGGCACGGCGCGTCGGCATCGACAACATCAGAACCGCCAAGCTCGCCAAGCTGGACGCCGAGGAGCGCGACATGGAGCTCTCCTATGCAAAGGAGCGCCAGGTGCTCCCCGAGTTCCGCTGCATGCTCCTCGCAAGACTGGTGGCGTAATCATGTTCGGCGACTACGTCTACAACGCCTCGGGCGCGCCGTTCAACCAGAGCATGCTGCTAATCGACCACGGGCTTGAGAGGCAGTCCGACTATGCCGATGCTTTCGCGCGCCGGGGCTTTACCGTCGTACGGTGGAGTGATGACCTGCACTTCCGCATCGAATGGGAGAAGCGCCTCAAGGATGGCGAGCGCCTTGCCGTGATTGCGAGGCCCGAGGACTATGTGCCCTACGACCTCGCCCAGTTCATGACGCGCTACGACGTCTCGCTCGAGGAACTTTTTCCCAGCCTCGACGCCACTGCCCTGCGCGAGCGAACCGACCTCGACCTCGATTTCCTTGCCGTTGCCTACGAGCGGGATACGGCCATGCCGATGAATCTCGCGCAGACGCGGCGATTCCTCGACGACCGGGTTTGCTCTCGTGAGACGGCGGAGACGGTATGCGATCGGCTCTTGAGCCTGCTGGCAGAAAAGGCCACACACTCGGAGAGCTACATTGGCTGGACCGAGGCAGCCGGGCTCAAGGCGCGCATCGACGTGGCGGCAGCGAGGTACGGAATAAGATGCGAGACCAACGCGCTTGCCGACGGAGCCTTCCGCGCCTTCATGCTCACGAAGTTCGGGAGCCTCGGCGGCGAGCTCAGCGACTCGACGCCCGTCCTGGTGAGCAGGGCGATGGAGTACATGCACGCTCACAGCGACAGATTCGCGATTATCGTCATGGACGGCATGTCCGAGTTCGACTGGCGCGTGCTGCGAAGCTCATTCCACGGCATCGACTATGAGCAGTCCGCGGTCTTCGCTATGGTGCCTACGATCACCTCCGTGTCTCGGCAGAGCCTGCTTGCCGGCAAGTACCCACGCCAGTTGAAGAATCCCTGGTCCCAGAGCGGAGAGAGGTCCGGATTCTACGACTGCGTTAGGTCTTGGGGAGTCGATGACAGTCGTATCGCATACCTACGCGGCTATGAAGCCGAGCTGCCGCGTGGATGCGACTTCGCTGCCTACGTCATCCTGGACGTGGACGAGCGCGTGCACGGTCAGTATGGCGGCCGTCCCGGAATGCTGCGAGATATGGAGCTCCTTGCTCAAGGTGGGCAGCTGGCCGCTTTGGTAAGGCGACTCATCGCCCGGGGGCTCGACGTATATATAACCGCCGACCATGGCAATACGCCCTGCGTCGGCCGAGGACGCGTTGTTGGCCGCGGAGTTGAGACCGAGAGCAGGGGCAAGCGGATGCTCGTCGTAAACGAGCTGGCCGATGTCGATTCCCTGCGCGAGAAGTACGGACTCATTGAGTTTCCTGGCACTTTCTTGGACAAGGGGTATCGTTACTACCTCTGTCCGTCAGGCGTCTCCTTTGACGATCCGGGGCAGCATGTGATGAGCCACGGCGGCATCAGCATCGACGAGGTGATCGTGCCGTTCATAACGATACGATCGGAGTGTGCCTGATGCCGAGAATGGTAGGTTTTACAAGAATCATCAAGCTCCCCTGGCTGAATAAAACGCTTGAGCTCGCCGGAGATGGCCTCGATGCAGCACAGATGCGCAGCGAGCTCGAGGATTACCTGAGCTTCGAGATAAAGAGCGACACCAACCGGAGAAAGACGCGGGAGATTCTGCTCCTTCCTTGGACGGCCGAGGACGACTCGCTGTCAATGCTGCGTCCGCAGGCGCTCGAGCTTGCAAAGAGTCATCCCTACGAGCAGCTGGCAATCCATTGGGGCATGCTCATCACGGCCTTCCCGATGTTCGCCGACCTTGTCCGGCTTATCGGCAAGATGAGTGAGTACCAAGACGAGCTGACTTCGGCGCAGATAAAGCAGAAAGTGCTGGACGAGTGGGGCGAGCGCTCCACCGTCGTAAAGGGTTCTGAGAAGATGCTTGCATCCCTCAATGCCATCGGCGTGGTAAAGCGCGTAAAGACGGGGCGCTACGTACTCGCACCGGCCATCTCTATCGACGATGACCTGTCTACATTCCTGCTGCAGGCCGACATGCTCACCAACCCATCGAGCTATCGCACTTATGGCGAGCTACTCCGGCTCCCGGATATGTTTCCGTTCGAGATGAGTCTGAGCAAGGAGCGGCTGAGCGAGGACAAGCGCTTCGCCATTGGGAACTTTGGGCAGGAGTTTACGGTCTCGCTGCAAGGCCGATAAGGCATTGCAGCCAAGCGTTTGCCCCAGCAAATCCGCGAACGGCGCGAATAAATCAAAAAGCCGAATCCTCCCCGGTCCTCGAAAGCGAGGACGGCCACTTGTGACATCCCCGGACAATGTGCCCGTACCTGTTAGGTGCGGGCACATTTCTTGCCCGCCTGAGAAGAAAGGATGTCCCCACATGGACGGTGAGCAGGATGCCACGCAGACGGAAGGCCAGCAGCAGGAGCAGCAGGGCGGCCAGGCGCAGCAGGAAGCGGGCCAAGACGCCCCGGCGCACGAGCCGGAAGCGGTAGGCGCCGACGAGTGGCGCAAGGCGCTCGCGGCCAAGGACGCGCAGATCGCCGAGCTCCAGGGCAAGGTGACCGCCGCCGCGAAGACCGCCGAGGCCACCGAGGCGCTGAACGCCGAGATCGCGAGCCTGAAGCGGCAGATGGCAGACGAGCGCACCGAGTTCGCGCTGCGCGCTGCCGGCGCGCGCTCCGTGAAGGCGGCCAAGGCGCTGCTCGCCGACCACGACGGGGACATCCAGGCTCTCGTGGCGGCCGAGCCGTGGCTCTTCGAGGGCGCGGAAGCCACTTCACAAAGGGGTTCACAAGCGGGCGGCACGACCGGGCTGGAGCCCGCAGGCGTGAGCGGCGGCAGCGACGCCGCCTACATGAAGCGCTGGGCGACCATCGCCGGGCTCGACGAGAAGGAGTAACTGATGCCGAACAACATCGCAGCGATAAAGAACTACACGACGATCCTGGACCGCGTGTACCAGAGGGAGGCCACGAGCACGTGCCTCAACTCCCCGGCGCGCATGGCGCGTGCCGGCCGCAACGCGAAGGAGATCATGATCCCGAAGATCTCCGTGACGGGGCTCGGGGACTACACGAGGAACGTCGGCTACAAGACCGGAAGCATCGACTTCAGCTACGAGACGAAGACGTTCAACTACGACCGCGGCATCAAGCTCCTGGCCGACGTGATGGACGTCGAGGAGGCGGGCGTGCTCGACTGCTTCGTGCAGGCGGGCGCGGAGCTCCAGCGCACGCAGGTGGCGCCCGAGGCGGACGCGTTCACCTACGCGAGCATCGCCTCTCATGACGGGGTGACGGTCAAGGACGCCGACCTCAGCAAGGCCAAGGCGACCGACGTGCTGGCGGCGCTGCGCGAGGTCACGAACCAGATGGACGAGGCTCAGGTGACCCCTGGGAGCCGCTACCTCTTCATCACGCCGACGCTCAAGGGCGTGCTGGACGACTACTCGCTCGCGAACCCGGCCATGAGCAACAGGGTGCTCACCCGCTTCGCCCGCATCGTGGAGGTGCCGCAGGTGCGCTTCTACACCAAGATCGCGCTCAACAGCGGGGACGGCGACCAGTTCGGGTACTCCAAGGCGGCCGACGGCCGCGCCATCAACTTCATGGTGGTGGAGAAGTCGGCGGTCATCAAGTTCGACAAGCACGTGGCGTCGAGGGTGTTCAGCCCGGACGAGCTCGAGAGCCTGGACTCCTACATGATGAAGTACCGCAAGTACGGCATCGTGGAGCTCCTGGACAACAAGCTCGCGGGCGTGGCCGTGTCCGCGGCGCCGGCGGCGTAGCGCCATGGGATGCTCCTGTGACATCACGAGCGAGGGCGGGGTCGCGGCCACGGGGCCCTCCTTCGCGTTCTACCGGGACCACTACGGCGGCAGCCTCGACGTCGAGAGCTACGCCGAGGCCATGCCGGCCGCCCTGCGCCTGCTGCGGGAGATCTGCGGCGGCGTGGGCGCCGCAGAGCTCGACGACACCGACCTCTTGGCCTGGGGGCGTGCCTGCTGCGCGGCCTGCGAGGCGTTCGCCGAGTTCGGCGAGGGCAGGGTCGGCGGCTACGCGATCGGCGACTTCAGGGTGACGAACTACATGGAGCGCGGGACCACGGGCCTGGAGGTTGCCAGGCAGGCTGCCTTGTCAGAGCTGGCCGGGACCGGCCTGGCGTTCGCCGGGGCGGGACGTCCATGAGGTACCTGAGGCCGATACCCCGCCGCCTGCTGCCCGACGACATGCTGGTGTACCCATCTGACGGCCAGGACGGATACGCGGGCGCGCGGATGATCCGGCACGTGCGGCTGGAGCGGGTGGACAGCGTCGTGGAGGATCCTCACCGCGCCTCGGCCGTCACGGGCCGCGTGTTCGTGGACGCCGTGAACAGCAAGGGCGCCTTCGAGGTGCCGGCGGGCTCGCGGGTGCTCATAGGCGCCCTGCCCGGCATGCAGGTAAGGAGCTGCAAGAGGTGCTGCGTGGTGCGCGGCCAGGTGCACCACTGGGAGCTGGAGGTGGGCTGATGGTCTTCCGAGCAAGGCGGGCTTCCGTGTGCGTGCGAGCTGCTGAGAGCGCGGGGGCATGGGGGCCTTTGGCCCCCATCCTTGCCTTCCCTTGGAGTGACGCGCGGACCGGGGCGCTGCGGGACGGCCGTTGTGCGCGCATGACCGGATGCGCCATATCCGCGCCTTCTTTGACCCTCCGGTGCCGCAGGACGTGCTGCCGCCGTGAGGGCCGTGCCCCCGCCGGAGGACCCGCGCCGAACGGGAGGCGGCTGCCATGAGCAATGCAGAGGCGATACCGAACGAGATGCGGGTGGTGCGCGACGCGCTGCGCTCTCTCGGCTATGCGAACGCCTACGACGTTCCGGTCTCGCCCTGGCTCTGCGAGGAGCCGATCGTGGTCTCCATGACGGACTGGGAGCGCGAGTCCCGGCAGGAGGACGGATCGGTGCGCGGGAGGCGCGACCTCACGGTCCATGTCTGCTGCGACGACTGGAAGGACGCGCGGGTCACCTCGCGGGAGGTCTCGCGGCAGCTATCGGGCTTCGACTGGACGCATGCGAAGGCCCCGGAGCGGATGCGGATCGTTGCCTGCGACGTGCGACCGCCCTACGACTACGGGCGGGACCGTTCCGGACGGTGGATCTGGGACGTGACCATGACGATGACGGTGGTGATCGAGAATGGCTGATAGGAACCAAAGGGGACGCAGCGCGGATGACGTCGACGCGCTCAAGAAGGCGCTGAGGCCGTTCGTGGTCGATGACCGCTCGCCGCAGCATGCCAACTCTGCCGAGACCGACCGCATGGGGCGCGAGCAGCAGCGCAGGGCCACGGCCTACGCCCGCGCGAGGGGTCAGCTGTGAGCTCCATCATCTACAACGGGCATGACTTCGGGGACTACGTGAGCGCCGAGCTCGTGGAGCCGGTGGCGCACGTTGTGGCGCCCGAGTCGGCGAAGGTCCCCGGGCGGCCGGGGCGCGTGCTGCTCTCCGCGGACGTGGAGCCGCTGGAGCTCAGGGTGCGTCTGTTCCTGGACGCGCCGGACGCGCTGACCTCCGCCCAGCGCTCGGAGCTGAGGCGCACCCTGCGCTCCTGGCTGCTGAATACCGCCGGCTCCGTGCTGGAAGTGCCGGGCGAGCCGGCCCTGGAGTGGCACGACGTGATCTGCGCGGGCGTCTCGGACTGGTCGTCGCTCTTCTCCGAGGGCTCCGCGACTGTGACGTTCCTCGCCCTGGACCCCATCGCCTACGGGCCGGAGCGCAACTCCACGGCCGCGACCTTAGAGGTGGGCGGCACCTGGCCGACATGGCCCGTCGTCGAGATGGTCGCCGTCGCCGGCGAGGACCTGCAGGTGGGGCTCGGCGGTTCCTTCGTGAGGATGGGCCGCGCCTTCAAGGCGGGCGACAAGGTCGCCATCGACATGGCCGCGCAGACCGTCACGGTCGGCGGCCAGGACGCCACGGGAGACGTGGCGCTCGCGAGCGACTTCTTTGCGCTCCCTCCTGGGAGGGTCGAGCTTCTCTTCGTGAACTGCTCTTCGCACGTGGTGCGCTGGCGCGAGAGGTGGGTGTGATGGTCCCGACGCTGTGGCTGTTCGACCGGTGGGACGAGCGGATCGGCACGCTGCCGACGCTGGGTTCCATGACGCATACCGAGGAGCTGGGCGGCGAGGACACGATCGAGCTCGACTGCCTGGTGGCACCCGAGAAGGGCGACCGGCTGGTGTGGTGGGACGCCGAGGGGCGCTGCTGGCGGGAGCACGAGGTGGTGCGCACCGACGAGACGACCGGCGGGTGCTGCCACGTGTACGCGGAGTCGTCGCTCTGCGAGCTGCTGCGGGACTACGTGGAGGAGGTCCAGCTTGTCAGCAAGACCGCCGAGCAGGCGATGCGGGCGGTGCTCGCGGGCACGCGCTGGCGGCTGGGCTCCGTGGGCGTGGGCGACGCGAAGCGCGGGGCGCTGCTGTACCACGCGAACGCGCTCGCCGCGCTGCGGCGCGTCGAGGCGGTGTGGGGCGGCGAGCTGGAGTGTTCTCTCGTCGTGACGGACTCGGGCGTGGCGGTGCGCTCGGTGTCGCTTTTGGCGCGGCGCGGCGGGCGGCATGGCGCGCGGTTCTCCTACGGGAGGAACCTCGTGGGCTGCACCAGGACCGTGCTCGAGGACGAGGTGTGCACTGCTTTGTATGGCTGGGGCAAGGGGCTACCGATCGAGGACGAGTCCGGCAAAGCGACCGGTGGCTACACAAGGCGGCTGAGCTTTGCCGACGTGAACGGCGGCGTGAAGTGGGTCGGCGACGAGGACGCACGTGCCCGCTGGGGACGCTGGGACGCCGATCGGAGCGAGCGGGTTCATGCCTTCGGCGACGTGGTCTTCCCGGAGTGCGAGGATCCGGCGGAGCTGCTGGCGCTCACGAAGGCAGAGCTGGCGCGGAGGAGCCATCCGAGGGTCTCCTACGAGTGCGACGTGGCCATGCTCGACGGCGGGGTGCCGGTCGGGCTGGGCGACGACGTGGCGGTCGTGGACACCTCGCACGCGCCCGAGTGGCGGCTGACGGCCCGGTGCGTGCGGCGCGTGCGGACGTTCGGGGCCGGCAGGCCGCGCGTGCACGTGACGCTGGGAAGCGTGGAGCGGGCCACGTGGGAGGCTTCCGCCGAGATCGTGCAGAGGGTAACGGCTGTCGAGGAGACGGCGGCGAAGGCGAGCGACACGGTGCAGGCGTTCGATGACCTGGGTGCTAAGGAGTACTGATGGCTGATACGACGACCGACATTCTCGATACTGACGGCCTCGCCGAGGTCACCTGGGAGGCGTGCGACCAGCAGATGGCGTGCTGCCTCAAGGCCTCGCCGCAGGACGCCAGGGGGCGCGGGATGCTCCTCTCCGTGACGCGGGGCGGCAGGGCGCTCGACCTCTCCGACGACGGCATACGGCTCTACCTGCTGTGGCGGCACCGGCAGGCGCACGCCCGCGGGTGCGAGCCGATGGAGGCGGTGGACGCGGCGGCCGGACGCTTCCGCGTGTTCTGGCCTGCGGCCATGGCAGCCCACGAGGGCACGGCGGAGTGCGAGGTCATGCTCTCGTGGGGCGAGCGGACGCTTGCGACGCCGGCATTCGACGTGGAGGTAGGCACGGCGTTGGTCGGCACCCTCGCCGTACGCGACGGGTTCACGCTGTTCGTGGAGGCCATAAAGCGCTACGAGAACGCCACCGACGACTCGCTCGCCGTTGCCGCCGAGCTCCGTGCCGCACGCGACGCCGGGGAGTTCGACGGCAGGGACGGCGCCGCCGGACCTGCCGGGCCCAAAGGCGATGCGTTCACGTATGCCGACTTCACGGCCAAGCAGCTTGCCGCGCTCAAGGGGCCGAAGGGCGACCCCGGTGAGACCGGTCCCGCGGGCGCCAAGGGTGACACCGGAGCGACGGGCGCCGCCGGGCCGCAGGGACCCAAGGGCGACCAGGGCGACGCCGGGCCTCAAGGTGAGACGGGTCCCGCCGGCCCCCAGGGACCGAAGGGCAGCAAGGGCGACCCAGGCGTCGTGCCGGACATCTCTATGGAGGCCACGGTAGACGATGCGGTCGGCACTCCTGCCGTGGAGGTGGCACGTGCGGATGCCAGGAACGCGGTCTTCTTCTCCCTCGGCTTCCACAACCTCAAGGGCGACCCCGGAGAGCGGGGGCCGAAGGGCGACGCGTTCACCTACGCGGACTTCTCCCAGGAACAGCTCGCCGCTTTGAAGGGGCCCAAGGGAGACAAGGGCGATCCCGGGGACACCGGTCCGGCCGGCCCAAAGGGCGATGCGTTCACGTTCTCCGACTTCACCGCCGAGCAGCTCGCCTCGCTCAAGGGCGAGAAGGGCGATCCCGGCGAGACGGGGGCAACCGGGGCGACCGGCCCCACAGGACCCGAGGGACCGCAGGGGCCTGCGGGATCCAACGGCAAGGACGGTGCCGATGGCATCAGCTGTACGCACTCGTGGGACGGGACCGTGCTCACGGTGACGAGCGCGAGCGGCACCTCGTCGGCCGACCTGCGCGGGCCCAAGGGCGACACCGGTGCGACGGGCGCCACCGGGCCCGAGGGGCCGACCGGGCCTCAGGGACCCGCGGGCAAGGACGGAACCACGCCGGACCTCTCGGCCTACGCCACGAAGGCGTGGGTACAGGAGCAGTTCCCGGATCTCTCGGAGGTGGGCTACTGATGGGGCTCGGACTCATTGACCAGACCGTGCTGCAGGACATCGGCAACGCGATCCGCTACCAGAACGGCACGAGCAAGTCGATACGGCCGGCCGACATGGCGGCGGCAGTGCTCGCGCTCGACGGCACGAAGGCTGGCACCGGCGCGCAGGTGGGCATCGACCCCAAGGTCGGGGTCATCTCCGACAAGGTGTTCTCCGACATAGCGAGCGCGATACGGCAGCAGAACGGGCTCACGGTGAAGTACAGGCCCGGAGAGATGGCCCAGGCGATACGCGACCTGGTCTGGGACGTGGGGCTGAAGCCGCGGGCGCTCTTGCTCTCGGACGGCACGCTCGAGTTCAACTACCTCGACGGCAGGCAGGTGAAGAGCGGCTCCGCGGCCGTGGTGGAGGCCTGGGAGGTGGATCCGGCGGGCTACTCCGAGTCGGGCTCCGTGCCCTGGTACGAGGACCGCGGAAAGGTCACGCGGGCGTACTTCGACTCCTCCTTCGCCCAGGTGGGCATGGCGAGCGCGGCGCGGCTCTTCGAGGGCTGCTACGCGCTCGAGAGCGTGGAGGGCTTCGAGGCGCTCGCGTCCGCCACAGACTTCACCTTCATCTTCAACAGCTGCAGCCGCCTGAAGTCGGTCTACGCAGCCGAGGGGTTCAAGCTGGCCTCCGGCGCGAAGGGCACCTACCCGGTGTCGTCGTGCAACAGGCTCGTGGGCGGCACCGGCTACGTGCCGCAGAGCTCCGACGGCGCGGGCGTGCTCAAGCTCGGTGACGGCGGCGTGCTGACCTGCAAGGCGAGCGACGCGCGCACGTGGCTCTGGGCGACCGTCTACGGGGACGGCTCGCTCTACATCTCGAGCTACTCCGACTACGACACGACCCGCGAGGTGGCGCTGCACGACTCCTTCTGCGCGCAGGGCACCTACCGGCTGGCCTCCGGCCTCCCCTGGTACGACGCGCGCGACAGGTTCACCAAGGTGCGCATCAGCTGGGACATGGCGCAGGTGAAGGCGCCGGTCAACATGCGCTACTGGTTCTACGCATACGGCAGCGTCACCGAGATCGCGGGGCTCGGGTTCATGAGGCACGTGCGGGACATGAGCTTCTGCTTCAGCTCGTGCGGCTCGCTGAGCACCCTCGACCTGCGGGGGTTCGACCCGTCGGAGCTCACCGACCTTGGCTACGCCTTCGCGTCGTGCGCCAAGCTGACGACCATCACGGTGGACTCGACCTGGGCTCTGCCGAGCGGCGTGAAGGGCTTCCAGACCTTCTACAACGACAAGGCACTCGTGGGCGGAAACGGGACGGCGTTCAGCTCGAGCAAGGCCGGCGTGAGCATGTGCGTGGTGGACAGGGCTGGGCAGGCGGGGTACCTCACCGCTGGGTGATTCCGCACGTAGGGTCGCTGGTTTGTGACCCCCTGAGACGATGTGCCCAAGAGGGACGTCGTCGAAGGGGGCCTTTTCGTTGGAGACGGTGATCGTGGCGCTCATATCGGGCGCGGTGACTCTGGCCGGCGTGCTGGCGAGCAACTCGAAGTCCAGGGCGGTGATGGAGCAGAAGATCGACGAGCTGACGCGGCGCGTGGAGAAGCACAACTGCCTGGTGGAGCGTACGTATTTGCTCGAGCGCGACGTGGCGGTCCTCAAGAACGACGTCGAGGGCTTGGAGCGAAAGGCGGGCAAGGATGAGTGAGTTCCTGACGGGAAACGAGTGGTACTGGAGGCTGGCGCGCACGGTGGTTCAGGGGGTGCTGGGCGTCGTCGTCGCGAACCTGGACCTCTTGGTCGGGACCATGGCGCTGGCGCCGGAGTGGAAGGCGCTGGTGGTCGCGCTCGTGATGGCCGTGCTGTCGCCGGTGATGGCCGAGGTCGGAAAGCACGTGGAGCCCGCCGATGCGCCGGAGATCGAGCGGGGTGAGGGGCAGTGAAGGACTGGGCCAAGTGCGAGGCCGACGTCGTCAAGCTGATGAACAAGCACTTCACCAAGGGGCGTGACGGCTCGAGGATCCAGCATATCGTCGTGCACTACAACGCGGCGGATGGGACCGTCGAGGACCTTTGGAACTGGTGGCAGACGCGCCCCGCGTCGGCGCACTACCAGGTGGAGTCCTCCGGGCGCATCGGGCAGCTGGTCTGGGACCGCGACACGGCCTGGCACGCCGGCAACTGGGCGGAGAACTGCCGCTCCATCGGCATCGAGCACGCCAACCGCAAGGACGGCACGATCTCGGAGGCCTGCCTCGACAACGGGGCGCACCTCGTGGCCGCGCTGTGCCGCCTGTACGGGCTGGGCCGACCTGCCTGGGGCGTGAACGTGTTCCCGCACAAGAAGTTCTGCAGCACCTCGTGCCCCGGGCAGATCTACGGGTCGCAGAAGGACGCGTACATGCGGCGTGCCCAGAGCTGGTACGACCGCATGGGCGGGAAGGAGGCGGGCCCCGGCGGCGACTCGCCGAGGCCTGCCGCTGGTACGGGCTCGGCGGCCGTGGACGTCGACGCCCTGGCACGCGACGTTATCGCCGGGAAGTACGGGAACGGGGACGCGAGGCGTGCGGCCCTGGGCTCGAACTACGACCACGTGCAGGCGCGCGTCAACGAGATGCTGGGCGGTGCGGGAGCTCCGCGCGCCCAGGCGGTTGACATGGACGCGCTGGCCCATGCCGTGATCCGGGGCGACTACGGCAACGGCGACGAGAGGAAGCGCCGCCTGGGCGCCAACTACGCTGCCGTGCAGAGGCGCGTGAACGAGCTCCTGAAATGACGCGGGAGGACGCGAGGTGGGCAGTGGCCACGCTGCTGGCCGCCGTCCTCTGCGTGCTGGCCACCCCACTGGCCCTGCTGCTGTGGCTGTGCTGCGGGAGGCGCTGAGCCCCGAGCCCGACCATGGACCCCTCTGGCTGGTGTGCAATGCGCCCTTCATTGCACACCAGCCAGAGGGGCGGCAAGGGGGTGAGCGCGCCCTGCGCGCGAGGGGGTGCGCAGCACCCCCTTCCCTTGTGCGTTGGCGGTGCACGACTTTTCAATGGCGCGGCGTGGCTATGGCCCCTGCCTAGCCATGGCCGCGCCGCGCTGTTGGAAAGTCCTAGATGGCCTTCCCTGTGAGGAGGATCTCTTGTCCTTCATCCATCAAATACGAAAGTGGCGCGACCCCTTCTCGGAAGTCGCGCCACCGTCTGAATGCCACTCAGTGACAGATGCTCTTCAAGTCAGCCTGACCTAGCCTGCCACTAATTCTGCCACTAATAATCCCGAATCAAGCGTTTTCAAGCGTTGCGGAGTGTCGCTTCTCAAAACTCTTCTCAACCTATCTGACCTGCGGAAACATTGCCTTTTGTAGCAAAGCGTCGCAGACCGTCAGAGGCCGAAAATCACTCCCACTCAATAGTCGCAGGTGGCTTTGAGGTCACATCATAAACTACTCGATTAACCCCTTCGACCTCATCGACGATACGTGCTGAGAGGCGCGCAAGCACCTCATAAGGAAGTTTGGCCCA